GTGGTGGCGTCTGCGCCTGAAGTTTTGTCGATTGTGAGCGCAGTTTGTAAGTCCTGGTCTCGATACCACTCGTTCCAAATGAGCGCGTAACCGCGGAAGGGAAGCGCAGAGGCTTCGATATTATTTACACCGGTCGGAATGCCCAGATAATCAGCAAGAGAACCGATAGCAGCCCCTGTGCCACCGCCAATAGTAATAGTGGGAAATACAGAGGCGTTGAGACCATCCGGACCACCAGTGATGAAATTTTCCCAATCCTCCCAGACCAGACGGTGAGGGACGAACCAGTGATGAATTCGAACATCCACTGGATGCATGACAGGAGCCAAGAGCGGAGACGCGCGCAACAAGGCGGAAGTGGCGGCCTGGACAGTATCCCCTGGGAGAACCTCCCAAAGACCACACGGGATGAGCTCGCCCATATCGCATGAGAGAAGCTTGTAATTCGAGAGACTAAATTTGCCACGTTTCATATTGATCCCTTTTTACGTTTTAGCGCATAGCGCTTTTCTGCCTGGAGCGTTTCGCCGTGGTACGCATCCTTGACCACTTTCTTGAGAGGAAGCGAATTTTCGAACGCAAACGTTCGCATAGGCTGCATCTCTTTTTCCATTTTGAGTTTGACTGAGTTTGGAGCCTCCTTTGCACGACCAAGTTGTTCCCTCAATTTTCCTTTGAGATAACGTCCCAGAGGATAAATAGAACGCCCATGACGCAGCACACTAGGGACATCTTCCGTATCAATTTCATGCTGCATTAGCGAGGACGCTACCTCCGGTATGAAGTCCGCCCCGATACCAGGGCGGAGTGACATTCTTGCGAACTCTGGATGCCTGCCGTCAAGACGTATGTCTGTTTTGTTTGTCATTTTTTTGCAGACGTAGCCGGCGATGTATTGAGCCGATTGGTTGTTGAGCTCGCCCAGGTACACATTGCCGAGGCCCCATGCCTCCTGGACGAAATCGCATTCCGGACAGCACCGAGTTTTGCGTTTAGTGAGCTGTGTCGTTCCGAAACGACAGTTGGAGAGCCCGAACATGGCTAAGTGGTAATGAGGTCTCTGGGTCACGTCGCCATACTCCCCTACTAGAAAATACCTCAAGCGAGACGGCTCCGCTTTCTTGCGTAACCTCTTCAAAAAGTTTCTTGAATGCTTCGGTGATAAGGTCGGCAAACCGCTGCTCGATATCGGCAGGTTCTCGTCCTGATACGTCAATGTTAAAAACGAGTTCTGCGGATGCAGCAAACTCTCCAGCATTATCCTGTGACACCATTGCCTCCGTTTGTTGATGCGACACGCCAGGCACTGCCCGCAAGGGTGTGCCTGGCTCATATGAACGTAAGGGGATGAACATTTCATTACATCCTGAACCCTACGCGAAGTGGAGCGCTTGAGCGCCGACGACGACCCGCTGAACCGCGACGCCGGGAAAACACCCGACGACCACGACCATAGGAACGACGACCTCTACGACCACGCATTGTAATCACCTCCTCTCACCTATACCCGAATGGGGTTGCTGCACGCCGAACAACCGGCGTTTGTTGATATTCCTGAAGCCATGGATTCCAGCGCCAGTAGTAGCCTGGCTTTGGTTTAACTGGTGGTGTGAGACCTTTGGTATTGAGCATTGGCATAAGCCGATTGCGAACTGTCCAGCCCATGAGGGCAGGTAAATCTTCCTCTGTTCTGTTTTTGCTATCTTGGCTTTGAACCGGTGCAAGACCGGTATTTGTACGGGCCCAGCCTACCTCTCCAAATGCTCCTGCTTCATTGTGCTTTGCCGTGGGATCCACTGCTGAGACTTTGAGAGGCTGGGTATCTACAAGACCGCCGGCCGTGGAACCTTGCCCGTCGAGTAAGTATCGACTGCGAGGCGACGGAGCTGGCGGCGGTGTGCCTGGTTGATTGAGTGTTGCCTGGTTCGACGCGAGCTGCTGCTTAAGAAGATCGTTGTTCAGTTTTGCGTTCTCTAGCTGAAGAGACTGACTAGCTTTTGTAAAACCATCCAAGCGCTCAGAGTTAGTGCGATGAGCATCAACCGCACGGCCGATACTTTGACCCATGGACGCGATGCTATCGCCCGCGAAAGATTGAACCGGAGCGAACGAATGGGTTTGCGCACCCAATGCATATAAAGGGTGAATTCCGGCTTTCTTGGCATCTGCTACTTTCCATTGAATGCCATTCTGAGCGAACTTTTTCTGAAGAGCGATGTTCGCATTGGCTTGATTGTTCTGCATGATAGCACCGGCAACACTGCCAACGCCCGATACAATATCTCCCAACATAAGAACCTCCTAACATTGAATTTCGGAATAGTGGTTGCGTCTACGCTTGCCCAGGGCGGAGCCCTTGCCTGTTTGTCCCAGGGCGAAAAGGACCTCTCGCCGGGACTTGCGACGGACGCATACTAAAACCTTGTTTGGATTGTGAAAGGTGACCCCGATTGGAAGCCTGCCAGTCCGGCGAGCCGGAACAGCCAGGCTATGGACCGATCGAGAGAAAGACCGAGCAGGCCTTACGGCCTGCTCGGGGTGGAAGTCTCTGCGATCTTCGATGGTTTGGAGGAAGGTTAACGGTCTGGTTGTATAGTTTAAGGCTGTCAACCTTCGGTTAGGGATAGTGGAGATATCCCGCAGCCCTGAAGACCTATAGAACCTTCCTCTTGCCATCGTTTTTATCCCTCTTGGTGTCACCTAACACAGTACATATCAAGTGTATGTACTGTGAACTAGCCCGTCACGGGCTTGGGCGGGCCTTCTGCAGGGGGCTGCGCCGCCCCTCCGCTTGGGGGCTCCCGGGGCGGCTCCGCCTTCTGTGCCGCTTCCTTGTCCGCGATAAACTGCTCAAAGGGAGTTGGCTCGTAGTATTGCTCCCAGGGAGACTTGGGATCGTAGTCATCACCAACATCGAAGTCGTTGGCTTCGTCGAACGTTTCAGCGCCCGCCTTGGCCAACTCCCGCTGAACCTGAGCGTCGTGGACCATTCGACGGATTTTCTCCATCAGTGATGGTTGGGGGTTGTAGCCCACTGGGGGCTCCATAGGACGGCCGTCGAGGATCTCGCGGCCTCTCTCGTCCAGGCGGCCGAGATTTGACTTGTAGGACTTGGCCTCGACCTCGAGGCCTTTAATCTTCTTCATTTTAACCTCCTAGTAGATGAACGATGTGCCGGTCTGGGCGACGACACGTCGTGCCTGGACCGAATGTTTGGCCATAATCCATAGCACATCTTCCGATGGAACGGCGAAGGTGCGCTCGGTAGGTACGCACTTGACGAAATCGGCATTTAGTGCGGGGGTTGATCCGAAAATTCGGGCGAAATGCCAGAAATCCAGATTGTCTCTGAACCCACCGGCGATAGTTGACTCGGTACGCCGATATTCGTCGTACCTATCCTGGTAGCCAAACGTCCCGTCTGGAGTAGCGTGAGCCGCGTACACTTCCTTATTGAGAACTTCCTGCTGGCCAATGTGCTGGAGCTCTTTTTGCCAGAAATCCTCTTTGACACGCCGGTTGAAGTGACGGGGCAAGCCCTGGGCATAGATCGTCTTAGGGCGCACTGAGATGAAAGAAAACACGTAACCGTGCTCTTCGAAGAAACGCCTGTAACGGTTGGAACGCATAGCTGCGATACCGTGACCTTTGAGAGCGCCGACTGGATCGGTGCCTTCTGCCGTCTGAAGAACTTCTGAGAACTGAATGGTTTCCCTGCCACCGCCCAGGTACTCAGGGCGCTGTAAACGAGCGTCGGAAGAACGAACGCCGAGATAACGGAGATACTCAACATAGCGAGAACCGAACCTTGCACGAGCTTCCTCGTACCGTTGGAGAGCCATACCTTCACGAAGATCGTTGATTGTAATTCCCGAGGCAGCTGACAAGTCCGCCCGGATGTTTGGATAGTAGCTACCGCCTACCTGTGCACCTCGTTCGACATAGAACGAAGTTGAACCAGCGCCCAGGTCAATGCCTGACGCGTTTGTATAAGTTGATGCGGTGCCATCTGACTCGAACACTGTCTGGCTGCCGCCCCAGGTGTCGTTGAATTTACCGATACCAAGAACCGGGGCTTCATCGCCCAGCGGGATCGTGATGCCAGCACCTTTCTGTTCCCAAGGACGCGAGCTGGTGAAGTAATCCTTTTCCCAGGCAATGTTCTGAAGTGTGGTGTTTGTGGTGGCGTCTGCGCCTGAAGTTTTGTCGATTGTGAGCGCAGTTTGTAAGTCCTGGTCTCGATACCACTCGTTCCAAATGAGCGCGTAACCGCGGAAGGGAAGCGCAGAGGCTTCGATAT